CTAGCACTTGGAGTGTATGTTAATGGATACCAGTTACTTCCTTGTACCCAATAATGTTCAGAACCAACTCCACTTGTCAAGTTAACAGATACTAGTCCACCACCGCCTGTTACAGCAATTACCTGTAAAGTAATGTCATTTTCAGGGCTTGTACCACCTAATGATGTACCTGCAATAGTTAGTTCATCACCCACTGTGTATGCACTACCTGCGTTATTGAAGCTAGTTAAATTTAATTCATAGTGACCATATGACATGTTTACTTTGAATTGTGCGCCGGAGCCAGTACCACCTGTAGCAGTTTTTCCTTGGAATTGAAATACTACGCTAGGACCTATTTTAACTCCAGTAGTTACTTCTGGTTCAAAACCAAAGTCAGCTAATATATCATAAGATGCACCAGTAGTATAATTATGGTCGTTCATTAAAAGTACGCCACCCTCAGTGTGAATTAACTGAACGGCACCATCAGTTGTTACTGATGCTGAAGTGTAGGGTATATTTGCGGCTTGCCATGCTAGAACAAAATCTTCTGCTGTATCACCAGATGTTACAGTAATTGATTGAGTAACTGTTAAATCACTAGTGCCTGGCTGTGAAACTTTCACATACACAAATCCACTTCCACCTGCACTTGCATTTGTTTCAGTACCAGTAATTACTGTTGAGCCTGTTGATGCTCTGTACCAATAGAATAAAGATGGGGTAGGATCTGTAGTTAAATCAGAATTACCAAAGGGTAGATAGTCAAAGTTATATTGGCAATATACAGAATCTTGTGGAATTGTTTGACCACCAGTAGAATCCGAACCTGCAATACATGCCCAATCTGATGTATATAATGGCACAGTTTTAGCTCTCCATGAACCTAATGCTGTGCTATATGCAGAGATTGATGGTGCTAAGCCTGTACCGGCAGCGCCTACCTTAATCCATACCGAACCTGTTGGTCTTGGAGTTGATTGACCCACTGCCCATAATGGCATTTGGGCAGATGTTCCCCATGCTTGTGCTGGTTGATAATATAAACCAACAGATAGTCCTAAATTTGATAAAACAGTACCTGTACCACTAACAACTTGAATATAATCAGTAATTTCTTGTGTGTACATATAAAATGTTAATTTACCATTTACGTTAGCCGCAGTGAAATAACCGTAACCTAAATCGTTAATGTCACTGGCAAGTTGTGTTACTGTGCCATCGCCATCACCTGCATCTGCAACTGTAACTGTAAAATTATAGTAGCCACTCCAATTAAATGTAATTGTGTTGCCTACCGCTAATACAGGATTAGAATTTGTTCCTTGAGCTGTTGGCCATGATTGTTTCCAGTCTGTACCACCAATTTCTACCCAAACGTTATCATTGTTTTTATAGTAATATGTTTTTATGCCTGTAACAGGATCTTCATTTTGATTATCTAATGCGACAACACAATAATCACCAATATTACCAATTGCTTGGTTTGGATATACACCGGACATGTCAGCACTATCAGTAACAACATAAGGTAACTTGTTTGTAAACTTACCTGTTGTCTGATTAAATTCGTAAATACCCCATGATGTTGCGGCTGTGTCTAGCCAGTATGAATTATTTGCTGGGGTACCAACTGGACGACCTGTTTGACCTACTAAACTTGCTAGGTCGATATCAGCACGTAAAATATAAGCACGATTTGTTACGCCTAACAATGAGTAAGCGGCTAACAAACCATATTCGTTTAATTCGTAACCTTGAATTGGTGTACCGTTAGTTGTTGTATAGAAGAACGGTGTTCCATATAAGTTAACTAAATCACGCTGGCTAGTTACAAGATACAACTTACCAGCATTAGCGGCTGTCGTTGCAGTAGCAACTCCATCACCTGCGGCATTTGCCTTATTCTGTGCGGTCGCTAGAACTACTAGCGGAACTGAGTTTTGTGCGGCTGGAAGATATTGACTTTGGTCAGTTACTGTTACTTCTACGCCTGGGGATACTAATGCCATTTTGTTTTCCTTTATGTAAAATTGTGAGGTTTACCACCTTAAAATGCATACTATTATTTAGTAGAAAAGGTAAAAAAGACGGTATTACCGTACCTTCGAAGGTAAAGTCTAAATACGTTATGAGACCAATATGCAAGACATGCAACAAAAACGTTAGTGCAGTTAATTATGTAAAGAATGAAATTACGCACTATCGCAGTATATGTGATGAGTGTGGTAGAAAGAAATCAAAGAAGAAACCGCACAAACCACTATGGCAAAAATCAGGATATAAGAAAAAAACCACATGTGATATATGTGGCTTTAAAAGTTTATATCCTACCCAAACAACCGTGTTTCATGTAGATGGTAATTTAGAAAACACAGAACGCATTAATCTCAGAACAATTTGTTTAAACTGTGTTGAAGTAGTTAAACGTAAAGAAGTTAAGTGGAAACGTGGGGATTTAGAAGTTGATTGATTTGCTCATGTAAATCAATGATAGATCCATCATTTTTAATGTAATGGTCATACTTTAATCCAACACTACTATATTCACTTGCATGAACCTTGTACTTGTCTAGTACGCTTTTACCAATAGCCCATCCTGCATTACCATTTGGACCTTTATTGTACTCAACTGCGGCTTTATACCATTTAGGATTATCTCCCCTAAATACACGACAAGTTATGCCATTTGCATTTTTAATGGCGTGTACCTCATTTGCAAACCTACAATCAGTAATAACAACATTATCTTTGGTATTGCGTAGTTTGTTTTCAACGCTTGCGACCCATATATCAGTATGGAAATGATTTCTACATACATCTGTTCCCCAGTATTGCAGGACCCATCGGGGAGTTAGATTGGGCATACCTAATCGTTCTGCCCACCAAGTATCAACTTCTTCACGCCATTGCCTACTTAGTTTAGTAGTACCTTCTAGCATTTCACGATCCCATCCAAAGACAGATGAAACTGCATCTTTTAAACTTGCGGCAAACGATACTCGTTTAAAGCCATGAGTTGTAACCAAATAATCTGCGATAGTATCTTTACCGGAACCTATCAATCCTGTAACACCAAGTATCATTAAAAAACCCTCGTAATACTTATTATATTACAAGGGTGTGACGAAATAAAGTAATTAGGTTATCCTGTTACCCATGTCAATGGTTGACTATAATCAACATAACGTTTTAATTCGTCAATCAATGCTTCCTGAAGTGCTTTACCCTCAGCCTTCATAGCCGCACCGTTCAATGAGGTACCGCCACCTGGACCAGCAATGCTACTAAATTTTTCACGTGCTTCACCAATAACTGTTTTTAGTGTGGCTAAAACGTAGTCACCAATCCAAACACCCGCACCCGGATCTTGCAATAATACAATCTCAGGTCTTTGAACGTCACACCATAACAGTACACGCTCACCTGTCGATTTAGGATCACGAACAATACGCAATACTTTTGTTACTGGATCAAATGTATATACTACATAACCACCAAACATACGTGCGGCTAATTCAACATAACCAGCATAGAAGTCATATGTTGCCATACCACCTGCATAGTTGTAGTTCAATAGATATGTATTAAGAATAGCACTTGAGAACGGATCAAACGATGTAGAGCCCGGGCCAGTGTCTAAACCAATCGTTCTACGATAGATACAACGAACGTTAATAATGTCCTGAGGCAATGTGTAAGTGTCCACATTCTTCAATACGGTCATCATTACATAGGATTCTGCTGTAGCATTTTGCGCTCTTTGTCTATAAATTTTTATAGCATAGTTGTATGCGGCTTCATAGTGATCTGGATCTAGTTCCAAATCAATTATACCATCACCTAAACGTAGGCGAAGATTTTTGAATAATGCTTGTTTTAACTCATCAAGTGTTAAGCCTGATGGTGTTGATAGTGGACTTGCTAGTGCTGATGTGCTCATAAAGGTTACCTGATAATGTAGTATTTATCAGGCAACTCTTTGTTTATTATAGATCGCCTTCTTTGCGATTCTCACTATAGTGAACGTCAAAGCTACCACCGGGATAACGTGATTCTAGTTTCTTCACATTTTCAGCAATAACTTCATTGGGATCTAGGTTCAATGCACGGCAAGCATTGGTCCAATACCAAAAGATATCACCCAACTCACGCTTCATGTGAAATACATTTTCTTCATTCAATGGTTTACCTTGAAAGAACATTTTTTTCACAATCTCGTTAAACTCTCCACCTTCACTTGCTAGGCCAATACCTGCGGTTAGTAACAAAGATGGATTGATAACAGGTGTACCGTTACGCAATTCTTCAATTCTACGATGCAAGTAATCGTAATTGTTTGATTCATTGCTAGTTACTGCCGCAACAAATTTTTGGTATTTGTTTAAATCTACATTCATGGCATACTCCAAGCATCAAATGCAAGAACAACACCAACAAAAAGTAAAATCAATCCATTATTAGTGTGTCCAAGTGCTAGTGAATTAACTCCACATAAAACGTTCATGCCACCTAATGTATATCCGATTTTTTTACGGTTCTCGGTAAACCAAAATACAAATTTTTCTAACATATTAAAACGCTTTCAAAATAATCATGTTTTCATTAAAGCGGCCGTTTGGTTTAGCCGCTACTGCTTTAATGCCATCAAAGAATTTACGTGCCGCGGGCTTTGAACCCATGACTTCTTTGATTTGCTCACCCGGTTTACGCAGGGTTTTAATCTCAGATTTGTTATTGTCAAATCCAATAATAGTATTACCTTTAACAGTAAACGATTTGCTGTAATCGTCTGCAATGTAATGATGCAACTTGCGCTTGCCGGTATCATATACCCACGCTTCACTTGCACCATGCAACTTAGTTGGATGTATGCTTACAAGTTCTAGTTTATTGGCCGGGTCTTTGAATTCTCTGAGGTACTTTAGTTTAGCAACAATCTTCTCAACCGGTACAGGCTTGCGCTTGCGCGGCGCCTTGCTTGCTTTCTTGATAGAGATATAACTATTCAAGTCACCAAGAACACCCTCAATAAATTTAAGAATGTTACGCAACTGAACCTTGCCTAGATTGCCGTATGCTTCCTTCAATTCTTTGTCATCAGTGGAACTTAACACATCAAACTCTTCCTGTTTTGCTTTCCAAATTTCAACAATCAATGGAATGTGTTGAGGCATGACATTAAATCGTGCAACAATGTCAACTGTCTTTTCTGACGTTTTACCATTAATGTAAAATTCGTCAAACACACCTTCAAGTTCACCTGCGGCATCACGTGCCTTTTCACGCATAAGTTCCTGAATGTTAGGACGATTAGAAACTTTTTCTTCTACTTCTTTTTCTACAAGTTGTGGCTTGTTGACAACTTTGAGCAACCTTGAAATTTCATTTTCAAGTGAGGCTTCTTCATGCTCAGTAAGTTCAAGTCCTCGCATAACCATGCGAGCCAACCAACTGAATGTCATAATGAATTCTTTTTCATCTACTTTGCGTAGAATTTTAGCATCATTAGGACGTTCGTGATGCTCACAGTATTGAGCCATCAATTCTTTTGCATCTTTCTTGCCATAGAAACGATTGTACCACGTAAAACTACGTGCTAGTGTTACCCCGCGTTGGTCACTATCAGGTTGAAGTGGGAAGAAAGGTTCTTCCCCAAAATACTTAGTATCAGCATCACGTGGGTTTAGTGCTTTGATAAAATGGTCACTAGTCTTTTTGGGCTTTCGGGTTGCCATATACACTCCTGAATGTTCAATTGAATACGTATTGTAGCAGATATCTTAATTATTGTCAAGGCATCATTGATCCATAAATGCGTACTTTATCACTCATATATAGTTGATGTAATTCCCAAAACAAATCAGGTATTTCTATGCCAAAATTTGTAAAGAATAATTCTTGTAAATAGCCAAACCCATCCATAGTGTAAAATTTATCGGTGTTGACTAACAAGACTTTTTCTTTGTCGATTCGGGTTCC